TCATCCTTGTCGCAGAAACATCAATATTTCTAGTCACCGTCAAAAATTCCCAACCAGCAACGCCCGTATGATAACTTGATTCTGTTGACCCAACCCCATCTGATACTGACAACCGTCCTCTATCCGCAACCGTAGCATAGACCCAACATCCGAACGTTACCTTGCGTCCTTGATAATCTGTGAAATCAGCGTTGTCATTATACAAAGTCGCATCAGCGCCTACGCGCGTAACCTTAGCCGAATAAGTACCAAATTTGATTATCGTTGATTCCCTCGCTATAGTAGCACTTGCCCCTGCTAATGTATGTTCTGTCGGAGCGGCACTAGCGCCACTGACCCAATCTTCCATGTGTGACCACTCTAAAAGATTTTGTTGTGAAATCTTAATTGCTATGTCCATTTAGAATCCTCTCGCAAGTCTTGTTTCGCGCTCAAAAGCAAAACCAAGCTGTTCTGCCATTTCCTCCACGGATGACCCGCGAGGATTAATCCCGCCTTGAATAAAGATATTTACGTCTCCAAAAGAAGAACCACGCCCGCCACCTATTGGAGTGAATGTCGCTCGTTCCGGCCCTGCTTCTCCAGCCATAAACAACGTTGGCTTGTTAACCATATAATCGCCGCCTTCAGCTTGAGGATACCAATTCTCAACTGTGACCTGTCTGCTCCCTTCGATTATTCCTGAACCCTTTGTCCCTGCTGATCCAGCTTTTGATGCAGCAGAAAGACCTGTAATAACAGCAAGCGAGGCTGCTCCACCTGCAGCTAATGATATTGGTGCTTGAGCAGCCGCCCCGCCTAACGTAGCAACTGTCGCCAAATATGCCGCTGGAGCCCATGCTGCCGTTATAACAGATGCTGCCGCACTTGTTGCTGCGACTGTTCCTGCTAATAAAGTTTTCTCTAATACCCACGCAACAAGTTTTTGTGCCATAAAATCAACAATCATCTTTATCATTGATTGTCCAAGTTGTGTCATTGCCTCTTTAGCACTTGTGACGCCAGTAACCATATTTGTTATTGCCCCAGAGAGATTTGTTTGAATTGATTTTCCTAACGCAACCGTCAAGGCAGCCATTCCAGAATGAGCTGTTCTATAAGTCTGTTCGTAGTATTTTAACAACGCAATATCTTCATCAACAGAAACTCTCTTTTTTAAACTTTCTTCATCCGATAACATCAACCTTAATTCGCTAAGATTTTTTTCTGCTTGTTGTAATAAAGAATATCCATACTCCACTTCCGTCATCGTTTCTCTGAATTTAGTTCCCATTTGTTTGACAGCAGCAGAAGCCACGTCTGTCGCTATTGCGTGCGCTTCCATTATCCCACTCTTTGATGCCATTGCAGCTGAAAAAGCAGCGACATATTGCGTTGCATAAGTAATAGAATCAAAAAGAGAAGCATATGCTGAACGTACTCCGTCAAAAAAACCTGTTATGTCCTTTGCTGATTTTTTAACTAATTCCGATAACCCTGTAATCGACGGTGCGAGAAGTGATCCGATGTTAGATGAGAACCCTTTTGCTGCGGTACTAAGATCATTAAACGCTGTCGCCGTATTCGCGTTTGTTTTCGCCCATTCTTTCGTCGTGACAACCATCGTTCCTATAATCGCAACGATAGGAAGTATTTGAGTCCTTAAACTCCTTAACTCTTGTCCTGCCTTTTTTAATCCTTCTTCAACGTTTTTACCTGACTTCGTTGATTCGGTTTCAAGCTTCTTTACTTCTTGAATAACACTAGCGTTGGCTTTCTTAAACTCAGGAGACGCCTTGTCAATCATCTCCAAGATAATTTGCATTTTATTGTCGGCCATTTTGTTCCTTTGCGTGTTTATTCAGTTCGCTATCAATAAACAACATCACTTCGTTAAACTTATCTGTTTGATCTAACCATCCACCAGAGTTCGGAAGTATTCCATTCCTAAAAAAACTATATGCTCTAAGCCAAAACCAAGTCTCAGATGGAACCGTTGACTTTGGACACCGCCTGTAAACATGTTCACCAATCTTCCAACGGTCTTTAATCGGGTGATCTATTTCTTTATAAAGCCCGCACTCCTCGTCGCAAACGTGGAAGAGCGCGGCTAAGAGTTTTTTGCTTCTTCTCTCGTGAAATTATTTAACTTATTTGCGGCAATAAGCATTTCACCAAGCGAGTTTTCATCAATCATTCCAATCGCTTCATCGACGTTAGATGTTTGAAACTCTTTAATTTCAACGATAGAATGTTTCAAATAAAACTTAAATGCTTCCGCTTTATCTGAGCCATCACTCATCATCGTCGAGAAAATAGTTTTTTCAATGCTAGTCAACGGCTTTAAAACAAAAACTGTTTTAGGTTCTGTTTTATCGCTTGAAAACGTGAATTGAATTCTTTCTCTAACATCAATTCCTTGTAACATGATTACCTCCGTAGAGTAATATTGTTATTAATTGCTCCATTTTAATTCTAACGAATACCCGTTTGATGTGTCTTCTGCAATCTGGCCAGACATCTTGTCATGCAGAATCCCATCTAAATCTTCCAATTCCGGAACGTTAGGATTAAACTTCGTGGCCGTAATTGTAAATAAACTACCGACCGCGTAACTTAATTGCCTGAGATTTGTCAACGCGTCTCCGTAAAAATCATAAGACGTATAGATTTCCGTTTCAGGATTAATTGTCGCAATAGGATTCCTATCGGTTATAACAAATCCCTTTATTGCGTATGTTGAAGTCAGATCAGGTCTTTTACTGATAACATTCTGCAAATCAACTTCGATCATCGGAGTAACAAGAGTCGTTTTGCTGTTATAAGAAAACGTACCGTTCTTACATATAGGAACCGTTCCAGCCGCATCATCATAAACGGCATCCGTCGGGATTGCCGAAATCGCAGGCGCCGCGCCTTTAAGACCCTGAAATGAAAAATCAAGCATGCCTTGTTTACCAGCTTCACAAGATACTTTTACATTCCCGACGGCCCCGAATATTTTATGCAACCGCCCGCCCTTATAACAATATAAAGTGATAGACGAAAGACTGCTTGAAGCGTCGCGATAATTAACAGATGGAGAACCTCCAGTAATAATCGTTTCACTCAATCCGCAAGCTTTCAATGCCGCACCGACTCTAGGCGCTGTTCCTGGAGTTCCTGACCCAACTATTTCCGTCTTAAAAGATACTTCATACATTTCCTCGCCTAGCAAAGTCTGTTTGTTCATGTATGTGTTTGTCTGTTTCGGACGTTCTACAGGAGCCTTGACTGGTTTTATAGTTAAATCCTGCACTAAGATTGCGTTAGCTGCCGTTGTTGGAGTAGGGTCTGTCCCGTAAGTTGTTTCGACTTTAGCTAATACCAAACTTTTCCTTGTTTCTTGTACCATTTCATTCTCCTTTAGTAGACGTACTTATCTTGGATATTAAAATTAATTATTAAAAGAAAGTAATTCTGACTTTCTTGAACCTTCCATGATTCATAGCGAATCTTTCTTACTGTATCTCCATAATTCGTCGGGTTATCTAAATCTTTAATGATAGCCTCAATAGACCTATACATGTCATCGCGCTTAATAACGTCGCTATGCGTTGACTTAGCGAAGGCAATATGCACTTCCCAAATTTGGTTATCATAAAGCCTAGCGTTTATGTTCTCTCCATCTGGCTCAATAGAACCTTCAGTTAATAACAAAATAAAACTCTTGTCATATTCTGTCGACGGGGCGTCATCAAAATCAAAAGCAGATTTGCTTTCAATGTACCCTAATCCCTCAAGCCGATTTCTAACGTATGTTTTTATTGTGTCAAACGCCATTATTTTTTCTCCCTTTTGATCGGCTCTAATTCGCTAAACTGTTCAGGAACTAAAACACAATGACAATTCTCTCTACAAATTGTTGTTCCTGTCCGAGGCAATCCTTCTGCTTCCCACTCTTCCCAAGTCTTTACCTGTCCATGCCGTTCTAAACAATCAGGACACGTCTTTATCAACACTGCTGACCAACGATAGTTTCTGTCAACACCTTCCTCGCTAAAATACCCAATATCTCTGACACGATTTATTGACCCTCTAGCAGTTGACTTGATAGCGCGCCTGAACTCGCTAAATATACGTCCGTTATTATTAAGATCGTCTAAAAGCATTGCTTCAATATCTCTGGGAGTCGCTCCAAGCAATAGTCTTGATTGTATAAATTCATTAATCGTCATGGCAGACTTCCCGGCCTTAGTCGTCAAGTATATTGCCATTGCATCAAGTTCGCGCGCTATTTGTTCATCGAACAATTTTCCGTCCGCCATCGCGTATCGCTTTCTTAACAGTTTTATCCATAAAATCTAACGCCTCAATCTCAGATTCTTTTGAGATACCGAAGAACTCAAAATATCTCTTCCCTGACTTCGTTTTAACTCCTTGATTCTGCAATATATCACCCAGTTCGCTATTACTCATTCCAAGTCTTCCACCATGTCTTATCCCAGCAGGATATATTATGACAGCAGTATCTTTACTCTTAACAGCCTTCGACGACATTCTTAATTGCCCAGTCGCTATCAACGGCTCTGTCCTTAACCCTTTTCTTTGTTTCTGTTTAATAGTTTTTGCGTCTAGTGGTCTATATCCTCGTCCTGATATATCAATTCCAGAATCAATCCTTCCTTCTATATCGGGGATAATTACCTTCTTTGCTATTTGCATCAACTCGTCTTGGAATTCAAGAACAGGAAAATCAAGATTCATTTTAACTTTTGCTGTCAGCGCCATCTAAAACATCCTTGTTTAAATTCGGGTCATTACTGTCTTGAATTTTTATATCTCCGTCCTTCTCAATATCGCTTGCTAAATTAATTCCGTTTTCTGCGGATTTGTTATAATACTCATTCTTTAAATGTTCTTGAAGATCATTAACTAAAGTTGTTAGGGATAACTCTGCGTCTTCCATCAAATCTTTAATTTTTAAATTGTTAACCATAGACTCGATGTCTTCGTCGATCATCGTTTCTAATTCTTCCTGATCATCAAGATGTTTTATCAATACAATATCAAGCGACATTCCAAATCTCCTTAAACTGTTTACTTCTTAACCTAGATGATTCCATATACTTTTCATGTCCCATCGCTCGAACTGATGAATTTATCGCGTGGAAATATCTACCACCATATTTGTTTATTTCTCCGGCATACTGTTTGATTCCAAACTCTCGCATACGTTTATAAAAATCATGATCTTCCCACCCGTACCCAGGCTTCCCCATTTCTCCTTCTTCACACATACGCAATCCCATATCAAAAATAGATCGTCTGAATAACCCATAAAATAAACAACAACATTTATGCTCACCGACTTCAATAAGTTGCTCGCACCTTTGTTCTGCCATGTCAGGAGACGTCACAAACTTGTTAGGCAACATACCGATAGCGTCTTTATCAGGATTGTCATCTAACCATTTGATCAGAACTGGAATTGAGTTTGCCACAGGAACAACATCGCCGTCGAGCATAAGAATATAATCTCCTACACTCACATCAATTCCGATATTCTTTCCTATTGAAATCCCAAAGTTTTCTTTGTTTTGAATAAAATTAAAATTATCTTTTAAATAAGTTCTTGTCCAACTATTAATCATTCCACATGTTCCATCCGTAGACCCGTTATCAACGATGATATACTCGTGCTTAATTCCTTCGACATCTGCCTTTACCGCTTCAAGCAGTTTTATGATCGTGTCTTTATTGTTAAATGTTAAAATATTTATTGAAAGTTTCATGTTCTATAATATCTCAAGGAATTAACGTCGCGTTGTGTTTCATCTCCGTTGATTGACCCGCTCTCGTCAGTATCATAATCAAGTTTCATCTGCCCGAACTCTGTAGAAAATAAATCCCAATACCTCGTCGCTAACCTATCCCACTTATCTCCCTCTTCTTTCATGAGATCAAGGCAAATAAAATGGACAGTCAAATAGATCATCGAAACTTTTATCTGAGAACTTTCAATGATAAGTGCCGCCCTGTTTCCTTTGTTATAAAGCATGCCGCTTATTTTATCAAAAGACTGAAGTATCTTTTTTGTATATCCGCGAATGATTTTATAAACTGACGTTGTATCCGGATTCGTCGCCCAGTTAGGAGTTATAGAAACAACGGACGTTGATTGCACAAAATCAGTTACATCTCTGACCTGCCCTGCTCCTGTTCCGTTTAATATTTCGACTCGACCACCTGTCCAATAATCATCAACCTCTTTCCTGTTGTTTGTATCTGTCAAACTACCGGCCGCGCCTGCTGTCGCAGTTCCTGTCGCTTGAATATTAACGTCTCTCAAGCTATCAAGTTCGTTAAATAAATCTTCATCCGTAATTGGGATTGATAATTTAGAAAGTACGACATCGAAAAGCTGTTCTTCGTAATATGTCGTTCCGCTTATGACATACGCCCACTTCGCTTTATAATTAACTCCAAGAGACGCGGTATGCGTAGTTGTTAAAGAGTATGTCAACTCTCCCGTCGTCGCATTAACGCTAGCTGACGCGCTGGCTTGCAACTCCGACGTGCTTCCTGCTTTATACAACGTTATTGTCGCAGACGATGGAACAATCGGCCTGTTATCCTGATAAATCGTTAGTCGTATGGTATCAGCAACACCTTTTAAAAATTCTTGTTTCATCTCTCACCTCGTTAAGTTACAAAAGGATAAAATAAAATAACCAAACTGTTCATCACGCATACCAAAACTTCTTCACTTGCCGCTGGAATTGGATTCTTAACGGCAAACATGATCGTTCCGGACCCCATCAATGCGTGAGGAATAAGAAGCCACCAACCTCCACCGAAGACCCAACATAAATATGCACCGCATGTTAGCGATAAGGCCGTTATCAGAACCCTGCGGATAACACCAAAACTGTCATCGTTACTATACCCAAGAGAAAATTCTGCAGCTTTAAATCCATAAACGGCCAACAATAAAGCAGACCACACGCTGAGAATCAAAGATGTAACAGTTACAGCAAGCGCTAGGACGAATGAACCTATAAATCTTCGACGCCATTTAAACGCACGTCCTCCCAAAAAATAAAACATACACGCTACCGCACACGCCACGACATTTCCGACTGCTAGATATCCGAGTTGATACTCATTTAAATTATGCATAAATCCTCATTTCAAATTTATACCTTTAATCTTAGCGTCGAGAATCCGCTGAACGGCTTGGTCTGAAAACATCCATCCGTCAAATTTTGGGCTTACAAGTTGTCCTGCTTTTACTCTCAAAAGCTCTGATTGATCAAGAACATAAACAGAATTACTTGCGCACCCTATTAAAAGCGTCAAGAAGAGAACTTGGATCATCATTATCTTTTGCATTTTGTAAATCTTTCTGAGCCTTTTCTGCTTGCTCACGTCGGAACTTAGCCTTCCGTGACTGCCATTGCCATAAACCAATGACACAAGCGAGCACTGACGCGACTATCCCTAGAATAGTATTCGTCATTATTTAGGTCTATCTGCGTCTTTCACAGTATGGTTCAACGCTATAAATTTACCGATAAACGCTATAATTTTCTGCAACATTGTGTCATCTTTCAAATTCGGGGTCAATTTCACAATAATCGAAGCCACCGTAACAATCCCTGTGTAAATTGCTAGAATATCTGCCCAATGCACCTGAACCCAATTAAAAATATCACCCATTTTATTCTCCTTTGTTGTTAATCCGGCATCTGTTTAATCATATCATCAAACAAATTATGAACTAAAACCTGAATCTCGTTATGCGTTTCTCTAAGATGACTTCCCATCCTGCAATACGTCTGGCAATCCTTGACCTCCCTAAAAAGCGATGCGATGTACTTCATTTCGTGCAAACAATCCTTTTTTGTTTTTAGCATTAGCAATCAACCTTTGAAATGCCGAACATTTATAATGAAGAACACGACGCAAGACGACACAAAACTGAGTCTTCCGCAAATCACAAACATCACACATTGTGCATTTTGTGAGCATAATGTAGAGGATCTTTTTTGTCCTGTACTTCTTTACAATTCTCTTTAATTTCTTTAATATCTTTTGTATGGTTATGAACCTGAGCGACGATGCCAGGACGTTCCATGTCACCGAACAGGCCGAGTTTTATCTGTTGGAGTTCCGAAAGAATCTGTTTTGATGTCACCATTTCACGGCTAATAACAAACATCCATCCGGCTAGGGTGAAGAACCCGATCACACAAAACCCGAACCCCCATTTAGCAAAACTCAAAATCTCGTTTGCTTCCATCTCACTCCCCTTCTATTTAGGTTAACAGGCCCGTTG